CAGGTGAATCTTTAATAGCTGAACGTGTTTTAGATGCTTTACCATCACAGTATTTAGGTCGTGGAGGACAAACTCCTACAGGATCTCCAATATGGAACGAAGCAGAACCTGCTGGTACAAAACTTCAAAAAGGTTTTTATCATATTTTAGGTGGATTACTTCCCGGTGGTGTAGAACAATTTTCAAAATTGACTCCTCGTGGATTTGAACAAGGTAGAACTTCTCTAGCTATATCTGGAGATGCAGGATCAACAGGAACTAAGTATGATAAAACAGAAGAGGCTTTGACTGCATTTACTGGTATAAGAAAATTAGAACTAGATATACCAAAAGCTTTATCCTTTAGTGGATATGGTTTTACTCAAACAAGAAGTTCTGCTATAAGAGGCTTTGGTCAAATAGCTAAACTTAACAATTCTACAAAAGAAGATGTTTTAAAAGCCTATGTTGATGGCAATAATAATTTATTCAGAGTTCAAAGAGAAATGTTTGCAAAAATTCAAGCTGCAAGATCTGCTGGATTATCTGAAAAAGATATAATATACGCTCTTAAAGAAGATTCTAACTTAGGAACTCAAGAACTAGGAATGATTTTAAAAGGTCAGTTTAGTCCTATAAAACCAAGTAAAGAACTTTACGAAGCTATTTATAAAGAAAGCAAAATAAGACTAGAGAGAAGAGCTTTAGATAAATTGCCTGTACCAGAAATGGTGGATATATATAGAGGCTCACTAGGAAAATCTTTATTATCTGGAGGAGTAGATAACATAGAGGAAGAAATGCCTACAGTTAACATTAGCGACTTGACAACTGATGATTCAGCGTCAATGCCTACAGTTAACATTAGTGATTTAGTTCCTGATACTGCAATTAAATCTTCTCCACAAACAAGAACTAATCCTGCTTTCTTAGGAAGCAATCCAGTTGATATTCTTAAAAATTTAACCATAGGAAATAGAACACAATGAAACTATCCGATAACTTCTCACTTATAGAGTTTACTAAATCACAAACAGCTGAGAGAAAAGGAATACAAAACAATCCAAACGAAATACATACTATAGCAATGGTAGAATTGTGTCATAATGTATTGGAACGAGTTAGATCTGCTTTCGGTAAACCAATCAATATCAACTCAGGATATCGAAGTGTTGCTTTATGTGAAGCTATTGGATCAAAACCAACCTCACAACATTGTGATGGAGAAGCAGCGGATATAGAAATATATGGTGTGAGCAATTACGATCTTGCTAAATATATAGAAAAAAATTTAAACTTTGATCAACTAATTTTAGAGTGCTGGGATGGTGTAGAACCAAACTCTGGATGGGTTCATGTCTCTTATGTGAATGATGTTGCTAATAGAAAAGATGTGCTAACATACACAAGAGCAGGTGGATATACGAAAGGAATAATATAATGGAAGAAGGTCCATTTAAAAAAGCAATAGAAAAAGAAGATGATGATACAATAATCATGCAACAATTTATTGTTTTAAAGATAAAAAAAGGACAACTTGTCAAAGAAACACACATGAGAAGTCATACTTTTTATGGTGACTATCACGATAGCTACATGTCAGAACCTTTAGTAAATATTGGTGATATACCGAAAGAGACAATGCACTAATGGCATACAAAAGAAACTATCAGCGTGAATACGCTATTGAACCTAAATCTCGCAGAAAGGAACGAGCTAATCGAAACTTGGCTCGTAGACAAATGATGCGTAAAGGTAAGGTCAAAAAAGGTGATGGTAAAGATGTACATCACGTTGGTGGTAATGCTCTTAACAAAAAGAGTAAGTTAAAAGTTGTGTCTGCTTCTAAGAATAGATCATACGCTAGAACAAAAAGAGCTAGAAAAAAGAATCCTAAATCATAATGTCCACATTAATTTGCAACTTGCCATCAATAGACGTTTGGGTTAGAAGAGAGTATTTAAGAGACTTGCAAGATGGGCATGGAGAATTTGTAAAAGGTGTTTGGGTTACCGCAAAATCTATACCTGGTAGAGCTTTTTATTTCGAAACTTATCTTCCTGATTATGGTGCTTTGTATGACAAGCTACCTATTTCTGCATTCGTTTCTAGACCAGATACCCCGACTCCAGATTTGGATCTTTACAATCTTCAGTTTTGGAATTGCATGGATTATGGCGTGGTGTCTATTTGTAAGCAGTTTATAGGATCAATGGATTTTGAAATACTGACTAGAGATCAAGGAACTGTAGCTGGATCTTATATTTGTACTCTTGATAATTATCACCAGGATCCAAACGTAGTTGATTATTCAACAAGTGAAACTCCAGCAGAACATAAATCATTTAACTTACTTGAATTAAAAAACGGACAGTTTTGTTTATATCCAAATAATAGAATGAGAGTCTATGATAACTCTTTGACACCACAAGAGCCATTGCAGCCAGACTTCAAAGTGAGTACAATAGAGTATCAAGTTGAGAATGGTAAGATGACCAGACTTGGTGATACAGATGAATACTTTTGGAAAACCAAAGATGAATGATAGAGTTTGCTTTAGTCTATATGATAGGCACAATAATAATTAACCAGGATCAAACATTTCCCAATGTTAATGACTGCCTGTATTTTGCTAGACGACTAAACGAACAACCAGAGATTCCATACCCAAATGACAAAACCAGAAAGATCACAGCGTATTGTAAGCCCGTGCCTAAACGTCTGCAAAATAGAAAATAATATTTGTATTGGATGCTTTAGGACTCTTGATGAAATATCTGTGTGGTCAAAGCTATCTAGCCTTAAACGTAACGAAATCATGGAAATAGCTAAAAAACGAGGCTCTCAGACGCTCTAGGATAGCCAAAACAATACGTCTTGGTATGATTCCTACCTAGAATATCCTTCTTTTTTCTACAATTAAGCTACACAGCCTAGCGTTGATTCACTCTATTTTGGCAACAATATCTTTCATTTTTGCCCAGTTTTTTATTTTAGAGAAAGAACATATATTAATAATAGAAAAGGAGTACTAAATGTTATCAAAATTATTTTACAAATTTAAAGTTGGAAGAACAATAACTGCATTAAACAGTCTAGATGATGCTACATTGAAAGACATAGGCTTACATAGATCAAATATTAGATCTCATGCTTATGAACTTTTTGAAAAAGAAAAGCCTGTAGATGATCCTATGTCCGAGCTACATGATCTGTATGCCAAGTCTACTTATTAATCTACTTCGCCCCAATTGTCGCACAACACAGAATCAACTTCAAAAGGCACTTTAAGGTTTGGGATACAATTTGACATTATATCAACAATCTTATCTGCCTCCTTTTGATCTTTTATGTTAAAACACAATTCGTCATGAACTGTTAAAGTTGGAGTTAGTCCCTCTTTATAACATTCTATCATAGCTTTTTTTGTTTGGTCGGCACTCGAACCTTGGATTAATTTATTCAAAGCTTTGTATGTGAAGGCTCTTCTGATTCTACCTTTACTACCATATTCTTTAATGGCTTCTGCAAGAGGCATTGCTTTATTATATCCATATGAATTAGGTTCCCACATATCAAATCTACATTTACGACCTAACCAGGTTCTAATTACACCATGCTCTTTTGCATGACTAGAAGTCTTGTCTGCTATACCTTTTACAAAAGGAACTTTTTCATGATATGTAGCCAATAATTTTTCAGCTTCTTCTTCATCTACGCCCATGACATTGGCAAGTTTTTTCTTTCCCATTCCATACATAATTCCAAGGTTAACTGTCTTGGCATTCTTACGAGATATGCCTGCCATATCGGCTACCATCTGATGGAAGTCAGCATTTCCTTTATTATACATTTCTATCACTTGATCTATCTGAGGATGTTTATTTTGACCTGTCAAGCTACCACAATAATGGGCTAACCATCTTGGCTCTTGTGATGCATAATCAAAGGAACCCCATTTGTGGCCCTCCTCCGGGATAAACAAACCACGAATTAATTTTTTGATCTCAGGATCTCGTGCAGGAATCTGCTGCAAATTGGGGTTGCTAGAACTAAATCGCCCTGTTACTGTGCCTCCATCATCGGATCTTAAAGGATTAAAATCACAATGTATTCTACCCTTATGAGAATGATTAAGAATAGTTTCTATAAACGTAGTGTTAGCTTTGTTAAGTTCTCTAATTTTAAGAATCTTTGCCGCAATGGGGTGGGGACTATTAGAGAGAAACTGTTTTGTAAACATGGGCGACCCAGACTTTTCTGTGCGAAAATAGTGGATCCCAAGGGAATCAAACACTTTTGCTATAGATGTGGCGACCCAAGGTTCTATAGAGAATCCAGTTTCCTTGACCACCTCTTGTAGTAATTCTTTTTCTCTTTTAGCCAACATCTTTTTAACACTCTCTGCTTTGTCTGTATTGACACGAACACCTTTTGTTTTCATGTCTAGTAAAACAGGGAGTAAAGAAGATTCTAAATTAAATATAGCATTGCATTCTTCTTTATCTAATAAAGGTCTTAAATGATCCCAAAGCTTTAATGTAACCCTAGCATCTTGTTCAGCATAAGCACCAACAAAACGACTAGGTAATTGCCACATACCAGACTTTGCATCTACACCAAAATATTCTGCAGCTTTGTTCATCATCTTTTCGTTCTTCCACTCGCCAAGATATTCTCCTGCAAGTGAATTAAGATTATAATATCTTCTGTTTTCGTTTAACAAAGGTGCTGCGATCATTGTATCTATGATCTTGCCTTGAACTTCTATGCCCTCGGCTCTAAGCCATCCTAAATCATACATAGAATTATGAAAAACTTTTTCTATGTTAGGAGTTTCCATTTGTTTTTTTAACCAGGAGAAAACTTTCTTTGGTGGTAGATTCCCTCCACCCTCATGTCTTATTGGATAATAAGCTATAAAATCTCCTGCAGCGACAGCCACACCAATTACATAACCATCTTTTCTACACCATCCTGGTCCGAGTTTTATCAGATTAGGATCTCGTGTTTCCAAGTCCACAGCTATTCTATCGTGTTTAGTTAGATCTGGGAAAGAAGAAGGAGGCGACCAATCACTTTCTAATCCAACGGATGCTACTTCTTTTATATCTTCGTTAGTTAAGTCTGGCATTTCTTCTGGTCCTTTCGCTTTAAACCAATCGCCCCCCATGTCTGCTAAATTATACTGATGTTTCTTTTTCATGATTTATAATCTCTCCACCAAGTGCTGCGTACCCAATGATATCCGTCCACGAATCATCGTGTTCCATTGTTTCAGCCAACCTAGCTAATTTAAGTCCTATCATACAAGCAACTACCTCTTCAGCAGTTACCTCTCTAGCTAACACAACCGACCATATCTTAGCTATTCGCTCATGATTAAACTTAGCTGGCCCATATTCCTTGGCTCTCGGTCCGTTGATTAGTTTTTCTGCCTCGTCTAAAAAATGTTTTCTATCTTTTTTCATAATCTAAATCCATTATCTTTACTTGATTCTACAATGTGTAATTCTTGTTTTGCTCTTGTTGCCCCTACATAAAAAGTCCTAATCTCGGAATCTTGATCAGGACTTTCTGCAC